CGAGGTTCAAGATTATATTGATGAACTTTTAATGAGTAAATTTTAATGAAAAGATTAATTACATTTTTGTTTTTGTTTAATGTTGCTTTTGCACAATGTCCTCCTAATACTTGGTCATTAAATGTAACAATAAATCCAGACCAATATCCAGAAGAAACATCATGGTATATTATGACTTTCTTTGGTGATACTCTTATGCAAGGTGGTCCATATACAGGCATTATAGATTATGAACCACAATATGCTAGTGCTTGTGCTCCTATAGATAGTTTTTATTTTGTAATACAAGATAGTTATGGAGATGGTATTGCTGGAAGTTTATGGGGTGGAAATGATGGCTCTGTTTATATAGAACAATGTGGCGATACTATATGGGAATTACCTATGGCTGATTTTGGTTCTTTTATGTATGACACAATTTATACTTCTGGATGTCCTCCTCCTCCGCCTGTTTACGGATGTATGGATATAAACTATACAGAGTTTGATTTATCAGCTACATTGGACACAGGAATGTGCTTTACACCTGTTGTATTTGGATGTACTGATACAACAGCTTTTAACTATATAGAAACAGCTAACACAGATATTAATATTGATAGTTGTATGCATGAGTTAGAATTAACTGACTTAGCAGGAAATGGTTGGGCTGGTTCTTCTTTAAAAGTATCACAAGCAACAAGCATGATACCTCCTTTTAATTATCAAGACATTGGAACTTTTACATTATTAGATGGTTTTGATACTACATACTTTATAAATTTAGCAGCAGGTTATCCTGTAAAAGCAGTATTTGAAATAACACAGCAATCAGATTTTACAGCAGTTCAATGTGGTTATAGCTTATACTCTGAGGACTATTACGCTATAGATATAGAAGGTGGATTTGTTAATCCTATACCTCCATTTTACCCAATAGTTGGACAACCTTATTGTGGTAATAATTGTATTGAAAGAGTTTATGGTTGTACAGATAGTATAGCTTTAAATTATATAAGTTATGCAAATACAGATGATGGTAGTTGTTATTATGTAGCAGGTTGTATGAATCCTATTTATTTAGAATACAATGAGTTAGCAGATTATGATGATGGCTCTTGTGCTACTTTAATAGTTATAGGTTGCATGGATAGTACAGCTTTAAATTATAATGCTTTTGCAAATGTAGAGTTAGAAGGTTCATGTATAGAAGTTGTTGAGGGTTGTATGAATGATTTGGCTTTTAATTATAATCCTAATGCAAATGTAGATGATGGCTCTTGTATTCCTGTAACCTATGGCTGTATAGATGCAACTATGTATAATTACTGTGATACTTGTAATACTGATGATGGAAGTTGCATTCCATTTATTTATGGGTGTACTGATACATTAGCACTTAATTATGATAATAGTGCAAATACAGATAATGGTTCTTGCATATATCCTTATTATGGTTGTATGGATGTAACAGCACTTAATTTTAACCCATTAGCAAACCTTTCTGATAGTAGTTGTTATTATTCGGCTGGTTGTGCAGTAGGTGATGTTTATGTAATTCCTAATGAATGTTTTGAGTGGGTTATAGATATTGATAATTATTGTTGTGATGTTAGTTGGGATAATACATGTGAATACTTGTATGAATATTGTGTTGATGGTTGGACAGGCACTACTGATATACAAAATTTAAGAACAGGAATGTTTAATGCATATCCGAACCCAACAAATAACAATGTTTATTTTACAAATGTTGTAGATGTTCAAGTATATGATATGAAAGGTGCTTTAGTTATAGATAAAAAACAAGTAAATTCTATAAAGCTAACAATCAATGGTTTATATCTTTTACATATTAGTTATAAAGGTATGACTATAATGACTAAAATTAACAAACAATAATTATGGCAAGAGGAGTAACATTTGTTTATAGAGATAAACCTAAGAAAAAAAGAAAGGTACATAGCAAAAACGCAAGCAAATCACAGTCTAAATTTAAAAAGAAATATCGTGGACAAGGAAGGTAACGAATCAAGTAGCATTATTGTAGTATGGATTTAATAGTATTAAGATTTAGTAGTCAAACAGATAGTACAAGTGGCTTGTTGTTTGAGAAAACAGATTTAGGTATGAAGTTTTTATGTTACACTTTAGAAGATGAAAGGAGGGCTCTAAAGGTAAAAGGAGAAACAAGAGTACCAGCAGGAACATACAATATAGAGTTTAGAAAAGAAGGGGGGTTTCATCAAAGATATGAAAGAAAATACCCTACAATACACAAAGGTATGTTACAAATTATGGATGTTCCTAACTTTGAATACATATTGATTCACACAGGTAACACAGATGAGCATACAAGTGGATGCCTAATAATCGGAGATTCGCAAGAAAACAACATAATAATAAAAGATGGATTTATTGGTAAAAGTGCAAATGCTTATAAAAGAATATATCCAACTATTGCAAAACAATTAGAACTAGGAAACAAAGTAACAATACAATATATAGATTATGATTAATAATATATTAGGAGGAATATTAGGAAAAGTTGTTGATAATGCTGAAGGCATACTGGATAAGGTAATTACAACCGATAAAGAAAGAGAAGAAGCAAAATTACAACTAAGAAAAGTTTTGTTAGATGCTGAAAAAGAAGCATTTACAAAAGAAGTAGAAGATAGAAAAGATGCAAGGTCTTTATATAAAGATGATGCATTAATTCAAAAAATATTAGCAACACTATTTACTGTGGCATATTTTGGTATTAGTTTTGTTATGTTCCAGCACTTTGTAGGTGGTGGAATAGATATGGGAGAGTTTGAAATAGGTTTTATTTCTACCATATTCGGTGCTATGAGTGCCAAAGTCAACACCATCATTGACTTCTTTTTTGGTGGTTCATCTAAAAAACATGATTAGAAAATCTAGGAAAAAAGACACAATAAACAGACTTGTTATTGGTGATATTCATTTACCATATACTCACCCAAAATATTTAGAACATTGTCAAAAGATAGCAGAACAATATAAATGTAATGCTTTTTCTTGTACTGGTGATGTAATAGATTCTCATTTTGGAAGTTTCCATCATACTGACACGCAGACACATGGTGCTAAATATGAGTTAGATATGGCAATAGACCAAATGAAAGAGTGGAGCAAAGCTTTTCCAAAAGTTGATATTACTATTGGAAACCATGATTTAATTGTTCATAGAAAATGTGAAGATGGTGGTATAGATAGAAGATGGATAAGAGATTTTAATGATGTATTAGGTTGTCCAGGTTGGACATTTGAAGAGCAATTTGTACATGATAATGTTTTATATGTTCATGGTACAGGTTGTAGTGGTAAGGGTATTATGAAACGTGTTCAGAATTGGGGAATGTCTATGGTGCAAGGTCATATACATACACAAAGCTTTATAGATTATACAGCTTCTCTTAATGATTTAAAATATGGCGTTCAGGTTCCTTGTGGAATTAACTACAAAAGTTTTGCATATTCCTATGCTAAGTTTCATACAGCTAAACCAATTTTAGGCTGTGCAGTAATACTTGACAACGGCAGGATGCCTATAATTTGTCCTATGAAATTAACTTGATAATCAACAAGTTATATAATTTTCTTAACAGCAAAATAACAACAATTTAACACAAACAAGAAGTATATTATATTATATAGTATATATATATATTATATATAGTATATAGTATATAGTATATATAAAGGTTATTAACTTAAATTACTAGGTTAATATAAACTTTTTTAACATTTTTCTTTTTTATTTAAAATAATATCTTTAGTTTTACACCATAATTAAAAACTAAAACAATGAAAACTAAAAAATTAAAATTAACAGACGAAGAAATAAAATTTTATAACAAATTATTATTAGAACATTTAATTGGACAAGATTTAACAAAAGAAGAAATAACAAAACAATATAAAAAACTAAAACAATGTTAAAAGAATTATTTAAAAAAACTTTACCTATTTATTACAAAGAAGTAAACAAAAAAGAAACTCATATTTATATGAGTAATATCAACAAAGTAGTTGATGAAACTAAAGACAGAATAAGACAATTAAAAGTAGAACAAACAAAAGAAGGTAATGACAATATTGTACATGGACTTCATTTAGCTTTAATTGAAATGTCTTTTATGACTTCAGAAATAATGTTAGAACAATTAAAAAATGAACACAATGTCTAAAGAAACTAAAACAAATACAGTTGTAGCGATAGTCGGTATGACTTTGGGTATAATCCTAATGTACCTTTGTCAAGTATTAGGAATACCAGTAACAATGTAATTATGACAAAAGCAGAACAAATGAATAAACTATTTATAGAAAATGGTTTATCAACAGAAGATATTTTCAAACATCAGCATTATACAATAATAACAAGAGCAGGTATTGATAAAATACAAGCTAATACACAAATTGATATTAATTATGAAGTTATCAAATGTGAAAAAGACTTTGCAGTTGTAAAAGCATATGCAAGTTTTGAAAATAAAAACATCCAAACATTTGGAAGTGCTTTAAAAGGTGATTTTAAAACAGGTAATTGTAATACTTGGTATATTATGGAAATGGCAGAAAAAAGGGCTATGAGTAGAGCGGTATTAAAATTAGCAGGTTTTTATGCACTTGGAGTATTTGGAGAAGATGAATCAGAAAGTTTTAAAAAATAATTTAATAAATAGAAAAATGGAAGTAACAGGAAAATTAATAAAAATTTTAAATAAACATCAAGGAACAACTCAAGCAGGTAAAGATTGGATTAAACAAGATTTTGTAATTGAAACAGATGCAAAATTTAATCCTGAAATTTGTTTTACTTTATTTGGAGAAGAAAAAGCACAAATGCTAACCCAAAATATAGGAGATATTTTAACAGTACAATTTAATTTATCTAGTAGAGAATACAAAGGTAAATATTATACACAAGCAAATGCTTGGAAAATAGACCTTATGCAAGAAGAAATAGAAGTTAAAGAAGATTTACCATTTTAATTATGAAAACAGAACATTTAACACACTTAACAGATACAGATATAGAAGTACAATATACTTACTATGAAGATAAAGGTGATTATGAAAATGAATATTATTCATCTTTAGAAATACAAAAAATGATTTATGAAGGAATTGATATAAAAGATTTACTTTTAGAAGTAGCACCAGATTATATTGATGATTTAACTGAAAGGTTAGAAGGAATTATTTAAATAACAATTAAAGCAAATACAAATGAGAGAAACAATTAAAAAAGAATTAGCATCATACATTTACGAAAACATTAGGAATTATCCTGATTGTTATGGATGCGACTTACACCACCATCTATTTAATGAAGATTATTATATAATTGGATTCCACCATGCAGAACTTTGGTTACAAAAGCATAAAATTAGTCCTTGGGATGCAATAAGAAGAATACAAGAATATGAAACAGAAATGTTTGATAGTGTAATTACAGATTTATCTAGTAGTGAAAAGGTAGTAAATATGTATGCTTATATGAGAGGTGAAGAACTCTTACAACAAAGCGAAACATTAGATGCTAAATGGAACGAAAGGTTGAATGTAGAAGATATGAACAAAATAATTGAAGAAATATGTTAGATAAAGAAATTAGAAAAGTTAAATATATAGTTGAAGATGAATCAAACATACCTGCAGGTTCTATTGATTCTAAATTAAGAAAAAGAAATGTTGTATTGGCAAGGATGGTATTATCCAATTTTTTAATGTTTGAAGTAGGTTTAAAAGAATCAACATTAAAAAACTTTATTTGTAGAGATAGAGCATCATTTTATTTTTATAGAAGTAAACATGAAGCTTATATGGGTAATGAAAGGATTTATCCTGAATACAATGATTTATATACTAGATGCAAGGTTAGGTATTATTTAGAAAAAGAAACTTTATTTGATGGGGTACACAAAAATACTAAAATTGAAAAATTATCAGAAATTGAAAAAGAGTTATTAGATTTGTACAGGGCTAAAATAGTATTAGAAAAAGAAATAGAAATACTTTCATGAAAGGTTGGATAAAATTACACAGAAAAATACTTGACAATGGTGTCTTTGCAGATGCTGAATTATTAAAAGTGTTTTTATGGTGTATATTAAAAGCTAATAGAGGAGAAAAAGATAAAAACATTTATGGTGCAAAAATTAAGCAAGGTCAATTTTTAACAGGTAGAGTAAGTGCATCAGAAGAATTATACATTAAACCATCTACTGTACATAATAGGTTAAAGAGATTACAACGGATGAAATACATTAGTTTAAAATCTACTAACAGGTATACTATTGTTACAGTATTAAAATTTGCACAATACCAAATAGGTGAAAACAAACCATCTAAAGCTATTAAGGAACGCTTTAATGAATTTTATGATGAAGTTATGCAAAACTCTCATGGATGTGATGAAAGTGTTTTAGGTGATTTTATTTCATATTGGACTGAAAAGAACAAATCAAAAACTAAAATGAGATTTGAATTACAAAAAACTTGGGACACAAAACGCAGGTTAGAAACTTGGAACAAGAATAATAATAAATTTAATAAACCAACTGAAAGCAAAGTACAACAGCAAATAAGTAATTGGCAACAAGCAAGAGAAATAATCAATGGACAAGACTAAGCAAATATGGTATCGTTATAATAATGACCAAAAACAATTAAAGTTAGATTGTGTAGATATAATTAGTAAATGTTATGTAATGTTAGGACAAAAGCCTGACACACAGCAAATTGTAATAATGGCAGAGTTACTATATCAAGATGTAATAACATATTACTCAAGTTGGGAGGTAGATGAGGTAAGGTTTGCATTAGAAAAAGGAATAAGAGAAGGAGAAGATACAAGTTGTTTTATAAATGCAAGGTCTTGGAATGTTTGGCTAAGAAGTCACAAAAAAGGAGAACAATTAAAAAGACAACAAAACTTAATAACAGATTATCAAAAACAAAAAGAGCAACAAAAACAAATAAGTAATACTATTAATAAATTAAAACAATTAAAATGACGAAACTAAGAAATACATCAGAAAAATCAGACCACCTTTATTGCTATATAAAAGAAATTGAAAGTATTCAAGTAGATGGCAACACTACATATATGACAGTAGAAATTGGTAATGTAATTACAAATGATGGAGTATTTGCAAATGGAGAACAGGCAATAATAGAAATAGAAACTTTACAACTAATTGAAACATTTAACACTACATGGGTAAACCATGCACTTGGTAAGTTAAGAACTTGGTTAAATCAATTAGCTAAATAAAATGGAATTATTAAAAGCAATAAAAATTATTATTTTAATCCTAATAATAGGATATACATTATTGTCTTTATGGCTACATGTTAGACAAGAAAGAAAACAAAAAGAATTTAAAGAAAGAGTAACTAATTTTAAAATAAGCAATTATGAAAATGAATCAAAAAGAGAAAGTAATTAGACATTTACAAATGTATAAAAGCATAACACCATTAGAAGCATTTAATGAATATGGTATAATGAGATTAGCAGCAGTTATATTTGATTTAAAAGATATGGGTTTTGGTATAGATTCTGAAATGCAAAAAAGTTTAAATCGTTTTGGAGAAAAAGTAAGCTACTCAAAATATACTTTAGATGAGCAAAGCCAAACTGTCTAAGAAACTAGACGCAATTTTTAGTAAATATATCCGTTGGTATTATGCAGATGAAAATGGGTATGTTTCTTGTTATACATGTGGTGCTACTAAACCTGTGTCCGAAATGCAAAATGGTCATTTCATCACAAGACGTAAGTATGCTAGTCGTTGGTCTACTTCTAACTGTAGACCACAATGCCAAAAGTGCAACATCTGGGAACAGGGGCAGCAGTTTATTTTTGGGAACAAGCTAAAAGCAGAGTTGGGTGAGGATAAGTTTGACGAACTAATGCAACTATCTAACACTACAGTTAAGTATAGTAAATCTGATTATGATGAGATGATAGCACACTATAAAAACGAATTGAACAATTTAATGTGAATAACTTTTACCTAACTATCTATGTATTAGCTATTTATTTTTGTAAGATTGGATGTGCAATTATCACAGCGAGAATACGATAAGCTATTTGACATAGCAAAAAACATTTGCAAAACAGATTTTGCAGAAGATTTACTACACGAAGCACTACTTGCAACGCTTCGTTATCCTGAAGGAAAAATTGAGTTTATCAAAAATGATGGTAAACTCTTTTTTTTTGTAGCACGAATTATGGCTAACATGTATCACTCTAAAACAAGCACTTACTATTATAAGATAGCAAGGTTTTATGATAAGCACACATTACAAGATTGCACGAAAATGTCAAAATTTATATTTACTAATGATACAGCACAGCAAGAGAACATTGAGTTGATAGAGAGTTTGTTAGATGAGTTGTATTGGTATGATAGAGAATTATTCAAACTCTATTACTTTGGTGAGTTAGATGGAAACAGGTATACACTACAATCTTTAGCCGACAAAACAGGTATAAGCAGACGCAGCATATTCACAACTATTAAGAATGTGAAAACTTATATAAAGAAAAGAATAAATGGAACTAATAGATTTAGTTAAATACGCAGAGTACGAAATATCTTCTTTAGAATTTTACAACGAAGATGGAGAGTTAGAGTATTGTTTAAACTTATGGGATTACGATTTTGATGACATAGATGTAGTCTATGGTAGATACTTTGAACCATACGGAATAATTAAAATACAAAGGAAATATGCAAAAGGCAGACTTAATGGTCAAGGCATACAACCTCCTGAAAGCAAGCTTTAAGAGAGCAAAGGGGGGTTTTAAAGATGTTGATTCAGCAACGTATTATGATAGAGTACATACATGCACACGTTGTCCTAAATTTGATTATGTACATTATGAATGTACAGTTTGTGGTTGTCCGATAGAAACTAAAGCTAAATGGAAAACAGAAAGTTGTCCTAAAAATAAATGGAATGAAGTTAAATAAAGAACAAAAAGAAAAAGCATCCTACATTTGGGAAGGAATTAAAACAGGTGTAGCAATTAGTCACCACTATAAAGTGGAGATGATTAAATTTCACAATGAACTAAAAGGAACAAGATATAGGTATACAACAAGTTGTTCTAGTTGTTTGAACACTTGTATGAAGTTTGTTGAAAGCATAGTGATAAAACCTAAAAAGAAAACAAAAAAGAAAGATGGAGGGAAAAAGTAAGTATTATTATGATTATAATAGAAACATGGATTGTGATGAAATGTTAGAAGATGAGAGCAAAGTACCTGCCTATTATGTAGGTAGAAATGGTATGATGGCAAAAGATGTAGTATATGAATTTGATTTATCATACAATATAGGAACAGCAGTTACCTATCTGTTGAGAGCAAAACGTAAACACAAAACACCTGTTGACTGTATAAAAAAAGCAATAGCACATTTAGAATTTGAATTAAATAATATTTATAATGAAAGTAATAACAGTTAAAAGTGAAGAAATAAAATTAAATCCTAATAACCCAAGGTTAATTAAGGAAGATAGTTTTAAGAAACTTGTAAAAAGTGTAGAAGGCTTGCCACAAATGTTAGAGATGCGACCTATAATAGTTGATGATGATATGATTATATTAGGAGGGAATATGAGGTATCAAGCTTGTGTAAGAGCAGGAATAAATGACATACCTGTTGTTAAATATACAAAAGAAGAGCATAAAAAAACTAAAGCTTTTGAAGATGGCATGTCATATGAAGATGCCTGTAGAGAAATTATAATAAAAGACAATGTAGGTTTTGGTGAGTGGGATTGGGATATTTTAGGTAATGAATGGAATACTGTTGAATTAAGTGATTGGGGTTTGGAAGTATGGCAAAATGAAGATGATATTGAAACAAGTGATGAATTTAGTTTGCCTGATGGTGATAAAGGTAATTTAGAACAAATAACATATACATTAAGTAGTGAACAGAGTAATATTATAAAAGATGCTATTCAAGAAATAAAACACACAGAGGAATATAAGTATGTAGAAACTTTCGGAAATGAAAATAGTAATGGAAATGCTTTATATTTATTAATAAGTCAATGGGTAGAGCAAAAGAAATAATAGTTAAAGTAATAAAAAGCAAGGTTGCTAATGATTTTGTTAAGAAACAACACTACTCTGGAAAGGTTGTGCCTAATAGTACATTACATTTTGGTTGTTTTTTAGACAAGAAACTGCATGGTGTTATGAGTTTCGGTCCTAGTATAAATAAAAAAGGAACAATTAATTTGGTAGAAGGAACAGGTTGGAATGAATTTATAGAATTAAATAGAATGGCTTTTAATGAGTTTCTACCTAAATATAGCGAAAGTAGATGCATAAGTGTAGCTATGAAACTAATAAAAAAAAACGCACCCCACATCAAATGGGTGATAAGTTTTGCAGATGGCACACAATGTGGAGACGGAACAATATACAGGGCGAGTGGTTTTAAATTGGTAGGTATTGCAGAGAATACAGCTTTAAGAGTAAATCCAAAAACGAATAAACCAATGCATGTTATTCAGGCACATCATTTAAAAATGAGTAGTGAATTTAGAAGTTGGAAAGCGTATCAAGGGTATCAGCTAAAATATATTTATTTTATTGATAAAAAAATGGAAAGTAATTTAACAAAGCCGATTATCCCTTTTAGTGAGATAGATAAAATGGGTGCAGGTATGTATAAAGGAGAAAAAATAACACTAAAAGAAAGACAAGAAAATAAGCGTGATTAGCATATACAGTAATGCGTTGGCTATTCCAAGTCAAAGAAGGGGTGCAATTCCACCATCACGCTCTAAATACAAAACATGGACAAAAGTAGACACATAAAAAAGGAGAGTATATTAAGTGCATTAGAGAGTAGTTTAGGAGTTGTTACAACAGCTTGTAAAAAAACAGGAATACCTCGTAGCACTTTTTATAAGTGGATGAAGGAAGATAGTGAATTTGCAGATAAAGTAAAAGACATAGAAAATGTTAGTTTAGATTTTGCAGAGAGTAAACTGTTTGAGCAAATGAGTGAAAATAATACAAGTGCTACAATCTTTTACTTAAAGACAAAAGGAAGGAAGAGAGGTTACTGGGAGAAACAGCAAATGGATATGACTACTGATGATGAGCCAATACAAATCAACATCAAATTAACAGATGAGGATTAACCTTGAATTTACACCTAAACAAAGTATAGCAATTAGGTATTTGTTTGATGATGAAACAAGTGAGGTATTATTTGGAGGAGGTGCAGGAGGTGGTAAATCTTATATTGGTTGTGCATGGGTTATTTATTCCTGTCTTAAATACAAAAGCATTAGATGTTTAATTGGACGTAGTAAATTAGACAACTTAAAGAAAACAACATTAAATACTTTTTTTGAAGTATGTAGCCAATGGGGATTGAAAGCAAATAAAGATTACACATTTAATGGCTCAACAAATATTATAACATTTTACAATGGCTCGGAGGTTATTCTTAAAGACTTGTTCAATTATCCTAGTGACCCTAATTATGATAGTCTTGGTTCCCTTGAACTTACTATGGCTTTTATTGACGAATGCAACCAGATTACACAAAAAGCTAAAGCAATATTATCATCAAGGATAAGATATAAATTAGACGAATACAAACTTATTCCAAAACTCTTTATGAGTTGCAACCCTGCAAAGAACTGGGTATATAATGAATTTTACTTACCAAGTAAGCAGGGTTTAATACCTAAGCATAGAAAATTTATACAGGCTCTTGCAAGCGATAATATACACATATCAGAACATTATGAGGAGCAGTTACTTAAACTTGATGAAATAAGCAAACAAAGATTGTTGTATGGAAATTGGGAGTATGATGATAGTGAAGATAAGTTAATAGAATATAATGCTATTTTAAATATGTATGAAAATACTACAATACAAAATGGCAGTAAATACATTAGTGCAGATATTGCTCGTTTTGGTAAAGATAAAACAGTTATCATATATTGGAACGGATTACGAGCAGAGAAGATTAAGGTATTAGATACTAACACAATAACAGAAGCAGCAAATGAAATACGAGAACTACAAAGAGCAGAAGGAGTACCACTTGGAAACATTATTGTTGATGATGATGGCATTGGGGGTGGTGTACGTGATATACTCCGTTGTAAACCATTTGTAAATAACGGAAAGGTAATTAATGGCGAAAACTATACTAACTTAAAAACCCAATGTTATTACAAATTAGCAGAGTACATAAACGCAGGAAAGATATATTTACAAACTAACAATACACAAATAAAAGATTATCTTACAAAAGAATTGGAACAAGTTAGAAGAGACAAAATAGATAAAGATACTAAGTTAGCTATAATTTCTAAGGAAAAAGTAAAACAGGTTATAGGTAGGTCTCCTGATTATTCAGATGCTTTAATGATGAGAATGTTTTATGAGTTAAGACCTAACATTGGCAAATATTATATACAATAAAAGAGGGTAGCTTTCAAAACAATGAAAAATAACTACCCTCTATTAACTAAGCAAATACGCACCAAATCTAAACAATTTATATTTACTAATAGATAACCTTTAAAGAAATGTTATTAACACTAGACAACAATAATTACTTCATACCTGAAAAATGGACTGAAGTAAGTTTAGGAAGTTATCAGAAATTAATGAAAGCTTCTGAAAGTGAAACAGATGAACATACAAAAACACTCAATATGATTAGTGCTTTAACAGGTGCACCATTTGAGTTATTAGAAAAGTGTAAAAAGCAAGATATTGATAAGGTTGTTGAATGTATTTCTAAGTTGTTAGATGTTAAAGTAAATGCAACACTAAATACACAGATAAACATTGATGATGTTGATTATGGTTTCCATCCTAATTTAAAAGACATGACAATGGCAGAGTTTGTTGATTTAGATAATAATTTACAAGACGTCTGGAAGAATTTACACAAAACAATGGCAATTCTTTACAGACCTATAACAAAGAGTAAAGGTAAGAAATATGCTATTGAGGAATATGATAGCACAAAGTGTATGAAAAATGCAGAGATATTTAAAGATAGATTAAGCATAGCAACAGTTAATGGAGCAAGTGGTTTTTTTTTGACTATCGCAACAGAATATCTGAACATTTTGCGATTATCTTTGAACCAAAAACAGAAAAAGATGATGAAGGATATAGAGATACAGAACAGCAATTTGGAGAAAAGTGGGGTTGGTATGGAGTAATACACTCTTTAACACAGGGAGATATAACAAAGGTAAATGAAATATTAAATATGACAGCAGAAGAGGTATTTACATTCTTGTGCTTTACAAAAGATTTAAACAGTATTAAAAAATGACATATCCAACGTTTACAAATCAACAAGGATTACTACAGAAAAATGTAACACTATCTAATATCATTACACTTTTTAATAGTATCTCAGATTCTAACTCTTATATACAAACATCAACTTTTGGAGATATTTTTGAAATTGACCTAAATGAAACAGACTATGCATTAGCACATTTATCAATAGAAAATGCAAATTTCAGTACACATGAATTAACTTACAATTTTAGACTATATGTAATGGACTTAGTAAGTAAAGATGAAAGTAATGAGGATAATGTATTAGATGATACTTTACAAGTAATTGGAGATTATATAAGTCAATTTAAGCATAATACTTCTTTTGGTGATATGGAGCATGACTACAGATTAAGTGATGATATAAGTTGTGAACCTTTTACTGAAAGATTTGATAATGAGGTAACAGGATGGGCAGCAAACATAAGTATAACAGTTTCTTTCAATGCAAGTGCATGTGCAGGAGACATAATGTAATTAAATAAATGGCAACAACAGTAACAACAGCAACACTAACAGTAGAGGTTAAAGAAACTATGACTCTAAATGGAGCATTATATGACCATACAATAACAAAAGCTATAAGTGGAATTGGTAATGTATCAAAAAGAATACATACAATACCTGCAGCAACCTCAACTACATTAGCAACATTTGCTAGTGCAGGTGATGGAGCAAATTATGATGTAGAAGATGTTAAATATATTCGTCTAACAAATTTAGATGATACAGAAAATTTAATATTAACTAAAGCATTTAATGCAACAGCAGCAGCAACTGAATTAAAGGCAGGATGTAGTGTTACATATTTTTCTCCTAATGGTTTTGGTGCAACAAGTAAGGCAGCTATAACAACACAAGATGATATAGAAACTTTATTTGTTAGAAATAACCATGGCGGTAATGCAGTTGATTTAGAAGTATTTATAGCAACAGCATAGTGAAAACTAAAAATGTAGAGAAAGTAGTCAGGCTTTTTTCTGATAAAGTAATTAAGCAAGCTATCAGAAACCTTGAAAAGCAAAACAAGGTAGATAGTGGAACATTAGCACAAAAATTAAATTATGATTTAAAAGTATATCCTAGTGGCTCTTTAGAATTGAAATTTAAAATGCCTGAATATGGTTTGTTTCAAGATAAAGGTGTAAAGGGTAAAAAAAGTGGCAGAAAAGCATATAACTCACCATATAAATTTAAAAGTGAAAATATAGCAGAAGGTGTCATAGAAGAATGGGTAAAGAGAAAAGGAATACAAGGCAGAGATAAAAAGGGTAGATTTATAAATAGAAAAAGTTTATCATTTTTAATAGGTAGAAAAATAGCATTATTCGGATTACCTGCAACAAGGTTTTTTAGTAATGCATTTAGACAACATTACAGGAAACTGCCTAAAGATTTTGTAAGAGCATATGCTAATGATGTTTCTAAATTTTTAACAACAGCAACACAACAAATATAATATGGCAGTAGTAGTAGAACAAAAACCAAATGAAAGACTTTTACCTGCGTATAAAGATAATATTATAATATTAAGCGATTATTACGCAGACTATCCTTTATATAGTAGTTTTAAATACAAGATGAAGATTTCAATCTTTATGAATGATGGTACATTTACAAATATCATTTTAAAAGCATCACCAAATGATAATGCTATGGGTATATTTAATATTTCTAGTGTAGTACAAGATTTCTGTAAAACAGATATAGCAAGTTATGCAGCCAGTGTACTTTCAACAACACTACCTATACATAAAATACCTCAATATTCTAGGAATATAGATAATTTAAAAAGAGTTATTGTCTATGGTACTTCTGAAGCAAATAATGTTCTTACAAATACAGGTGTGGAACAGTTAAGTTCATATACACTTGTGGGTGATGTTACAGGTTATAGAATATGGAATGGATGTAGCGAACATGAAAATGGATTAACTTTTAACTATACACCTTATATATTAGATGGTACATCTAAAAAATTACTAACAGGATTACCTAATGCTGTTAACAGAAAAGCTAGGTCAACAGATTATGGAGTAATTGCTTTTTTTAGAGGTAAATTTGTAGATTTTGATAATACTACAAATACCAGTGATGCTGATACAATAAGAATCAAATTTTATGATAGTAGTGATACATTATTATCGAATATATTAATGGATAATACAAATGCAGCAGGTGGTACATCTTCAAATTTTACGAACCCACATGCTCTAGGATTAATATATTTTGGTGCATATCCTAAAAACTTACAAGATAACCCAGATGTAGCATATCCTGCTAACACCTCATACTATACTATAGGAGTAGAAGAAAGTGATACTACACAAATAAGCTTAACATATACATTTGAAATACAAGATGAAGATTGTAAAGGTTTTGAAACAATAAGATTAGGATATATAAATAGATTAGGTACATGGGACTATTATAACTTTACTAAAAAATCAACACGAGAAACTGCAATACAAAGAAGTAATACAAAAACAACTTATGGCACATGGAACTCTGATACATATGACTATGGAACATTTGAAGGTGGTTTAGGTAGTTATAATGTTATTGCTACAGAAACAATAGATGCTAATAGTGATTTTATTAATGAAGATGAAGCATCAGCATTAGAAGAATTATTTACAAGTCCATCAGTAGTGATGCAAAACACAAGAGGAAATTTTGAACCTGTTACTATTTTAGAACAGTCATATGTAAAACAAACAACTGCAAATGATATGCTAAAGCAGTATGCTATTAAAATACAAAAATCTCATAATAAAAGAATACAGCGTACATGATAAGATTAGTAGTTAAAACACAGGACACAGGTAAACTGAAAGATGTGGACATGTTGGGTACTGAAAATATTAACCTAACATTACAGGTAGATGATGTAAGAGATATAACACAAAGAAATGCTGGTTATTCTAAAGACTTTGACTTACCTGCTACTAAAAATAATAATTCAATATTTGAACACTTTCATGACTTGTCTAGGTATAACTCATCTTTTAATATTTATAAAAATCTAAAAGCATATTTATATCATAATGATATTTTAATATTTGAAGGAATGTTAAAGTTGTTAGGATTAAAAGACAAAGGGAGTGAGCAATTTTACAATGTAGTATTATTTGATGATGTTGCTAATTTTATTGATACTTTAGGAGATGCAACAATAAGAGATTTAGATTTTTCTGATTTAGTACATGAAAGAACTGCAGCAAACATGGAAAATTCATGGACTGCCACAGGTGTTACATTAGTTGCTGGTGGTACATCTACAAACGCTTTTTATCCACTTGTGCAAAATGGTAGTATTTCTAATAGCTATTCAGTAGGAGATTTAGAATTTACAGGAAATTATTACTTTCAACAACAATGTTACATTTTAAATTTAAACTTAAAATATGTAATTGATAAGATATTTGCTTTTGCAGGGTTTGAATATAATAGTACATTTTTTAATACTGATGATTTTAAAAGCATTTATTTTGATACAGATATAGGGAGTAATGTTTCAGATGCTACAGGACCTATAATAACAGCATCAGGACTAGAAAATTTACCTCTTGACATACCATCTATTTATAGTGGAGCAAACTCAATGACTTTAAATTTTACAAATGAGAGTAATGATACGGATAATGCCTTTAATCATGATACTAGCACATTTACAGCTGCATATGATTGTTTAGTTAAAATAACTTTAACAATACCTGTAGAAACTACATTACTTTATTCTAATTATTATATAGCATCTCACAAATATGATTCTGATGATAACTTTATAGAAACTGCATTTGGTGGGTCAGTTAATACTGGTTTTCAAGTAAATGGTGTAGCAACTTTCCATACTATAACATTATCAAGTAGTGTAAATTTAGATGCAGGACAATATATAAAAATAGAATTACAGGCAGAATATGAAGGTTTTGGTGATATAGAAACAGATGAAGATAGTGGTAATACAGAATCTAATATTTCTATAGAAGTAACAGGTCAGCAACCAACTGAACAAATTATAAATCAAGGAGTAGGTGATATATCTTTAGCAGATATTATGAGTGATATATTTACACTTTTCAATTTAACATTAGAATCACAACAAAATGATGTAATAAAAATAGAAACATACAATGATTTTATTAGTACAGATATTATAGATTGGACAAATAAAGTTGATTTTAATGAAAGAGTTATTGAACCTATTGAAATACCTAGAAAAATAGAGTTTAAACATCTTTTAGAAGATGCTGACTATTATAAAAAGAAATACAAAGACGCAAACGGAATAGGTTATGGTGATTTAAATTTACATTTTGATACTGATAACAAAGAAGTTGTAGAAATAACTACAAATGTTTTTTCAGCACCATATATTAATTTAGTAGTAGGTCAATTTAATTTACAAACAATAACAGAAGAAACTGATGGAGCATTTGAAGGATATAAAAACAATCCTAGATTAGTATATAAAAGAACTTTTACAGGAGATGACAACTTTATAAATTTTGGATATACACCTTTAGACAGTCTATTTAGTGCTGGTATGAATGAGTTTTCACAATACATGGTTAATGCTACACACTTCAGCAATAGTCTTGCAACAGCATCAACAGGAAATAGTTTATTATTTGGTACTATAAATACATCTCATTTACCTGTAATGAATGGTCAAACAACCGATACTTTATTTGGTAAATATTGGCGTAATTATATAAATGAAAGATATAATACAACTGATGCTGTATTATTAAAGGTTAGAGCAAAACTAACTCCAACTGATATACATCAATTTACTTTTGCTAAATTTATTATAATAGAAAATCAAAAATACAGAGTGAATAAAATAGAATATAATACAGAAGAGAGTGAAACCTCTGAAATAGAATTGTTTAGAATATGATAAAATTATATAGCATAGCATCAGATGGAAAAATCTTAGTTGATGATGGTAAAACAGGCAGAGAAGCTACAGCAGCAGAATGTTCTAGTTATGGTTATGACTTTAGAAATGGAAGTTGCTATGCTCATGGTAAACAAACTGTATCTGATGGAGCAAAAAATAAAGTGTTAGGTTCAGGTAATGTAGTTACAAGTAGCAATAATAGTATTATAGGAAAAGGTAATAGAGTAAGAAGTTCAGATTGTAATATTATAGGTAATAATAATGAAATAGATGCTAAAGCACTTTCTAGCACAATTATTGGAGCAAATGGTCGTGCTTTTAGGCATGGTGAAATAGTTAAAGCAGCGACATCATCAGTAGGTAGAACACAAAAAAGTGTTTTAATGTTTGAAGGTAGAACAGTTAATTCTTCTGCTGCAACTGAATTATATCTTGCAAATGTTACAGGTCATAGGTTTTGTGTAGATGAAAAATATAACAGGTCTGTATTAGCATTAGATATACATTCTACTTTTAAAAAGATAGACAGTACACAGGCAACTTGTGGATATATGCACAGTAATGCTTGTTTTCAAAGTACAGCAGGTGTATTAGCTATTAACGGAAGCCATACATCATTATTTGCAACAGCAGGAATGAGTACAAGTGTAGTTGTCTTAACAGCAACATCAGGCACTCCAGATTATATAAAAGTGCATGTAGTAGGAGATAGAACAATGACACAAGACTGGTCAGTAGTTATAAATGTATATGAGATTAAAACAACAGCAGTATAATGGAAGAAAAAAGATTTTATTTATTAGGTAAAGAGATAGCAATAGGTTTTGTAAATATGAAACTTGTTTTACCTCATTTAAGCACTATTAAAGTAAAAACAAAAAATAACGATATAATTAGGGGCAAATGGCAGAAAAATTAATATTAGAACTAGAAGCTAGGACAGGTAATGCTAGTAAGAACCTAGAAAAGGTTAAACAAAATACAACTGACATAAAAAACGAAGCAACAAGTGCTGCATCTGAGTTTTCTATCATGGGTGTGAGCATCAATGGTGTTAAATCAGCTTTTGGTAAAGTTACAGGTGTTGCTAAAGGAATGTTTAGCAGTATTAAAATGGGTATTGCTAGTACAGGTATTGGGTTGTTTGTATTAGCAATAGGTTCTTTAACTCAATATTTTAGAGATAGTGAGGAGGGTGCTTCTAAACTTAGAGAAATTACTTCACAACTAGGAGTTGCTTTTGGAAATGTTACAGATATTGTTAGTAATTTAGGTAAAGGTTTATTTGCATTACTTTCTGGAGATTTTGATGCTATGAAAGTAGCTTTTGCAGATGCTACTGACCAAGTAAAGAACTTTGGTGAGCAAACCAGAGAGGAAATGGCTATTGCTAAACAATTAGAAAAAGATAGATTAGCATTACAACAATTTGAAAGGAAAGCAGCAGTTGATGCAGCTAAAACAAATAGTGAGATTATGCGTCTTAGATTAGATGCTAGGGATATTGAAAAATTTACAGCAGAACAGAGGTTAGGCTTCATGAGAGAAGCAAATAAGCTGGCAGATGAACAATTACAGAAAGATTTACATGTTGCTAATGAAAAGCTAAGATTTCAACAAATAGAAAATAGTTTTAGTAAAAGTTCACAAGAAAACTTAGATGCAGAAGCAAGCCTACAGGTAGATGTTCATAATATAACTAGAAGTAATTTCTCAGAACGAAAGAGAATGAAGTCAGAGGAGCAGGCTTTAGTTAGAGAGTTACAAGCAGCACAAAAATCAGCAGACACAGAAAAAGCAAAAGCAAGAGAGCAAGATTTCAAAGATGCAGAAAAGTTTAATGAGGAATTATTTAAAATAGAAGAGGAAAGAATAAAAAAGGAAAAGGCAGCTAAAAAAATAGCAGATGCAGATAAAATAGCAACTGATAAACTTGTGGCAAATGCTAAACAACAACTAGCACTTCAAAGTTTAGGTTTTATAGGTAATGTATTTGGTCAAGAAAGTGAAGCAGGTAAGGCAGCAGCAGTTGCAACAGCTACAATGAACACTTATCAAGCAGCAACAAATGCTATGGCTAACACTCCTTTACCTCCTCCATTTCCTATGATTGCATCAGGTTTAGCTATTGCAGCAGGTTTAGCAAACGTGGACAAAATTCTAAACACACCTATAGAAAACAAATTTGCAGCAGGTGGTATGGTAGGTGGTTTTGGCACAGGAACTAGTGATAGTATTTCTGCAAGACTAAGCAAAGGAGAAAGTGTTATAAATGCAAGAAGTACAAGAATGTTTAGACCATTACTTAGTGCAATCAATCAGGCAGGTGGTGGTGAAAACTTTGATAGTAGTATAGATGGTGGTGCAGGTGGTCATACTATGGGAGTTGTTAAAGCATTTGTAGTTTCAGACGATATTACAAGGTCACAAAATAAATTATCAAAAATTAGAAAAATAGCAACAATATAATGGAAAAGAAAAAAACAAAAATAGTAGAACTCATAATAGATGAGAATAATGAGGAATTAGCCATTGATGCTATTTCACTTGTTACAGAACCTGCAATAGAGCAGGATTTTGTGTATTTTAATAAAGAAAAGAACAATTTAACATTTGCAAAGGTAAATGAAGAGCAAAGATTGTTAATATCTCCCGCACTTATACCTAATAAGCAAATATTTAGATATGATGCTAATACTGACCAAGAGTATTACGTGTATTTTACTGAAAGCACAGTTAAAAAAGCATCTGAGATGTATTTAAAGCATAATAACAACAATAGTGCTACTTTACAACACGAAAACAAGGTAACAGGAGTGCATACTGTTGAAAGTTGGATAATTCAAGATTCTGAAATAGATAAATCTAAGCTTTATGGCTATGATTTACCAAAAGGCACTTGGATGGTGTCTATGCGTATAAGTAATGATGATATATGGTCGCAAATTAAAGAAGGAACAATAAAAGGACTTAGTATAGAGGGATATTTCATCGACAAAATGGAAAAAATGAGCATGTTTGAAAAAGTAGGTAGTATGATAGCTGATGGAATGGATTTACCTTTGTTTGATAATGAAGAGGAAGCATTAGCAGCAGCAAAAGAAATGGGTTGTGAAGGTGTACATGAACACACGCTAGATGGCAATACTGTATATATGCCATGTGCAGACCATGATATAATTTCAGCTTTAGATGAGATATTAAAAAAAAAAGTAAACTAGAAAGTTATACTGACTACCCTAAAGGTGCTACTAATAATGCAAAGAAAGCTATAAAATGGAAAGAGGAAAATGGTAGTAGCTGTGGAACTCGTGTGGGCTGGACAAGAGCTAGCCAACTCGCAAATAGAAAACCAATATCAAGAGATACTATTGCAAGAATGGCTAGTTTTAAAAGACACCAACAACACAAAGACGTGCCATACTCAGAAGGATGTGGAGGACTTATGTGGGATGCTTGGGGAGGAAGTTCAGGAATTAACTGGGCAATAAATAAGCTAAAAGAAATAGATTCAAAAACGTAATAAAATAAACAAACTTATATTTACTATAAATAACCAAACTATATCGTATTAATATGGACTTAAAAACTAGAATTAGGGTTGCCCTAGGCATTGAGGAAGAGGAAACGACTACTCAATTAGCATGGGAGGGCAAATTAGCTGACGGAACAATTATTGTTTCTGATGCAGATGCTCTTGCAGAGGGTGTCGCAATAAATGTGTTAGTAGAAGATGGTACTCAAATACCTTTGCCTGTTGGCGAATATGAAACCGAAGATGGTTTAAAATTCGTTGTAGAGGAAGAAGGTGTTATCGCTTCAATGGTAGAGGAAGAGGAAGCTGAAGAAGAGAAAAAGGAAGAGGAATACGTAGACGAAAAAGAAGAAATGACTGAGGTTTTACCAAACGAGGAATTGTTTGCTGAAATAGGAGCAGTTGTCAAAGAACTTCTTGAGGAGGTACGCAAAGACATTGAAAGATTAAACGCTGAATTGAATGAACTTCGTGGTGAGAACTTAGCAAAAGACGAAAATATTGCTGAACTACAAGAAGAAAATACAAATTTAGCAAAACAGGTAAAAGATTTAGGTGAAGAACCTGCTGACGAACCTGTAAAACTAAACAAATTCAAAAAAGAAAGTACTAGAGTAGAGTTATCTCGTGGAGAGTATAACAAATTATCTAGGAAAGAGAAATTTTTATATAACCTTAATAAATAATAAAAAATGGGATTTTCAATAACTTCAAACTACGCAGGTGAACATGCAGGTCAGTATATTTCGGCAGCATTACAATCAGCAGATAGTTTAAACTACTTGACAGTTTTAGAAAATGTTAAGTACAAGAGAAATATTACAAAAGTTGCTACATCAGGATTGATTGTAGATGCTACTTGTGATTTTACAGACGCAGGAACACTCACTTTAACCGAACGTGTTTTAAATCCAAAAGAGTTACAAATTAACGTGGATTTATGCAAAAAAGACCTACTTGCAGATTGGCAAGCTGCTCAAATGGGTGCAGGTGCACACAACAGAGATATGTCAGGTGACTTTACAGCATTTGTTATGTCACACTTATCTGATACTATTGCTGACCATGTAGAA